GAGCTGGAGTAGTCGGTGTTGCCGGCCTGCGCGGCGAAACCTGCACCGTACGTCGTGCGCGTGCCGACGCTGAACGCATTGTCGTACACGACGGCGGAGCGGCAGCGGGAGATGACCGCCCGGAGCACCTGCTGGTACATCGCACGGATCTGCGCCTGCGTCGACCCGGGAATGCTCCCGATGTCATTGATTCCGTAGCACAAAACGTAGGCGCCACCATCGGGGGCGTATGGGGCGGTGCGTTGCGGGCGCACCAGCTCCTGCATGACACGGGTCCAGCCGCCGTTCGCACGACCCTCAGCGATCAGGCGGGAACCGTTGACGGCCCTGTTGCGCCAGTTCGTGTACTCGATGTCCATCGCCGAGCGGAACAGCGAATCGGCACGGCCGGACTGGTAGAACGTCCCGAACGCATACGCGAAGTAGGAGTGCCCGAAGGCGTTCCAGAAGTCGGGGACGCGTGAGCCTTGGGAGAAGTCCCGGGCGCTGCCCGCGTGGTCGACGGTCGCACCGATCGCATGTGCCACGGCGGCCGTGCCGTCCTGGCCACGGAGCACGGTCAGGTGGGTGCCGTCCGGGCGGGCCGTGACGGTGACGACCTCCTGGTCGGTCCGGCCCAGGTTGATCGTCGCGCCGTACGGGAACTTGCCGTCGAGCGCGGTGAACTTCGTCGAGTCGACGACGGCCAGCGATGTGCCGCCCGTGCCCGGGTCGGCCGTCAGGGTCGTCTGCCCTGTCGCCGAGGAGTAGGACCGTCCGCCGGGCATCTACACGCCGGTCAGGTCCAGGGTGAGCGCCGAAGCGGCCACCGTGATCTGACCCTGCGACGCGAAAACCTCCGGGATGACCTTCTGGAAGTAGACCTCTCCCTGGCCGGTCAGGTCCACGGCGGCACCACCAGACGTCAAAGCGATCTGGAACGTATCTGTCGCCGCACCGACGACGAAGTAGGCGGCGCCTTCGACGATGCCGGTCGGCATGGACTCAGCGAACACGTTGTAGCAGATGACCCGGTCGGCGTTGACGAGGCCGTGGCCGGCGCTGGCGATCGTGTCGGCCGTGACGTTCGAGGCGGCGACCTCACCAAAACCTTTGACGCTGCCGTTGATGGGCGCGTAGCCGCGGTACTCAACACCGGTGTTACCGGTCAGGGTGTTCCAGAACGACAGGAATCCGTAGGTGCCCGCGGGGACGTCGAACGCGAGCGGACCGGTGTTTTGTTTCTGCCCAGACGCGGCGGCCCCCCAGGTGACGGCGAGTCGGGCGTAGGCAGGTGAGCCGCCGGTCGCCTCGGTGCCGATCGCAGTCGCAACGGTGCCGGGGGTGCCATCCGAGGCCGGGGCGGTGGTGAGCTGATGGACACCCACGAACTTGATGCCTGCGGCGATGGATTCGTCGAGGCCGTCGAGGGCGGTGTTCTTCGCCAAGTCATTGAACGGCACGTCGGCCCTCCAGTGGTTTCGTCATGGCCGCGGGCGGCCGATGGCCACGCCGCGCGGGGTCGGCAGATAGATCAGATCGAGGTCCCCGACCTGATTGAGCTGCGGCGCGAGCGCGTGATGCGGGCCCGTGTCGTGGAACATGACCACCGCCCGCGGCGACAGGTGCGGCAGGAAACGCCGATACTCCGGCACGCGGGTGTCGATCGCAGAGTCCATGAAGGCGAAGTCGATCGGCTGATCGGGGACATACGCGAGGCTGTCGCCGGCCACGACCGTGACCGGCAATGGAACGGGTCCGGCCGCGGTGTCCACCGATTCGCGGGCGATGAACTCGCCGACCTGGATTGCCTTCAGTGGCTCCCGCTCGATCGTGACGAGACGGCCGTGGCCGTTGCGGGCCAGTGCCCGGCCGATCGCCAGTGCCGTCGTGCCGGTGTGCGTTCCGGTCTCGACCACGAACTCCGGTTGGAGGGCCACCACCATCGCGGCGACCAGGTCGGTTACCTCCGCCTCGGTCGCATACGCGTCCGGGGCATGCCAGTACTCCGGGTGCGGGCAGTCCGGGCGCGGCCGGGTGAACTCGGCCTCCGACCACAGCTCAGTCACGGGCCGACCACGCGAAATCGTCTTCTGACACCCACGTCGTCTTCATGTGCGAGGTCTTCACGCGGGTATCGACGTGGATCGGATAGCCGGCCGCGACCGCCTTAGCGCAGAACGACAGGTCCTCACTCAGAAGCTGTCCGGTCGTCGGGTTCGTCATCCGCGCATACCAGTTCGGCCCGTACTGGTCGCCGACCTTGGTCAGCACGTCCCGGTGGATCAGGATGAACGCGGAGCCTGTCGCGGCGCACTGAACGACCTCATCGCGCGGGTAGTCCAGCCACGCGGTGAAGCCTTCACGTTCGGAGTCGGCCTTCGCCCACCGGAAGATCGTCGGAACAGGCTTGGTGCGGAATCCGCCCATGCCGTCCGTGGCGTACTCCCGCCAGGAAAAGCACAGGCCACCGACGATCGGGCGTTCCGTCGGGTCGGCGGAGGCGAGCAGCCGCGGTAGGGCGTCGGCTGGGAACCCCATGTCGGTGTCGACCCACAGCAGCCACTCGGCGTCACCGTCCAGGAACTTGGCGGTCGCCTGGTTGCGTGCCTCGACGATCCCGCCCGTCCCGCAGCGCATCGCCATGAACCCGCCGTTGACGAGCTGCTGGCTGTGGGCGACGTCGTAGGCGAGCATGTCCATCACCGACAGATGCCAGGAATGGGCGACCTGCTCACTGTGGACGTAGGCGAGGCAGACGGCGCCGTCGGTCACTTGTCGGCCTCGCCGCTCGTGCGCGGCTTCCGGACGTTTCGTTTCTCACCCGGAGCCCGCGTGGCACGCTCGACGGGCACGTCGGTGACGCCGGACGGGTCGCGGGTGGTGCGGACCGAAGCCGGGCCGTCCACGAACAGCTCCGGGTGCGCTGCGACCATGGGGTCGTCGCCGTCCCACGGCTCGCCGGGGCGGACCGCGATCCGGTGCCCGCCATGCGCGATGACGGCGCCTTCCCTCGCATACACGATCTTCATGGCTCTCCTCGGGGGGTTCGGTTCGGGTGGATCCCGCCCTGCCGCGCACCCGAGACGCCGCAGGGCGGGAGAACATTCGACCGTCGGATCAGGTCTGGTTCAGAAGCCTGAATCCAAGGTCATTCACGCTGTCGGCGCCATGGCGCGCATACGCGAACCAGCCGCGCTGCCCGGTCGGCATGCCAACCCCGGAGCCTGCCGTCTGCTGCTGGAACAGGTGCGGGATGAACTCGACGCTCATGCCCACCCTTTCGGCGATCAGGTAGTTCCGAAAGTCACCGACGACCAGGCTGTTCGCGGTGCCGGTAGTGCCCAGCGAACCCGGGAAGTAGCTGGAGAACTCCACGGGCCGGTTCCGGATCTGCTCGACCTGGCCGGTCAGGTCGACGGTGAAGTACGACCAGTTGTTCGCGTTCGCGAACACGGCGGTGTCATTCGCGACCGCGTACGACATTACGAACGTGGCGTTGGCCTTGTACCGGTCGGGCAGCGCCGACCAGACCTTGTTGATCGACGAACCGTCGTAGGTGCCCGCCGTGGTGAGGCGCACCTCAACGTTCGTGTTCGAGTCCAGGGCTGTGATGATCCCGAACGGCTGGTTCGTGCCGGTGCCGGTCGCGAAGGACTGGGCCTGTAGCTCGTCGTAGCCCTCCATCAGCAGCTTCGACATTTCGTCCGCGAAGCCCGGGTAGTCCTGGCCGACACGGATCGAGAATGGGATGAAGCCCTGCGCCTGGTGGACGTCGACGACCGGCTGTGCGACGGTCGGCGAGTCATCGGACACCGGGGTTCCCTCGACGTCGTAGGACCAGGTGACACCGGCCGAGGACACGCCCCGCCATGCGTCCGTGGTGATCGTCTCGACGCGGGAGATCCGCCGGAACGGGTTCAGGGACCCCTGCGCGGTGAGGATCACGGTCGGGTCGATGAGGATCGGCACGCCGTAGCCACCGGCCGTGTCCACGGTCCCGGACATGGCCCGGAACTCCTGGAAGTCGTTGATCGCACGGGCTTCCTCGGCGGTCAGCACCGGGTTCACCTGCGTGACCAGCTTCTGCCAGCCGGTCCGATAGTGCTCGGACTCGGTCAGCAGCAGCGACCGGGCGACGTACGTGCCGTCGAAGTCGGGGGTGCGGGTCCGCAGCAGCCGGTCGACCTGCTCACGCTGGTCATCGGACAGGTGCCGGGTGTGGTCCTTGCTGTCGGCGACCTTCAGGGCCTTGTCGCGGACCTCCATCCGGGACAGTGACCGGACATCGGAACCGTCGAACGCCTCGACGCGCCGCATCACCTGCGGGGCACCCAGGGCGCCGTCACCGGACTCGACGTGAGCGGGCATCGCAGCGAGCTTCTCCGCCTGCGCGCGCCGCTCCGCGATGGCCTTCAGGGACCGGTCGGTCTCCTCGACGAAGGCGACACCCTCATTCCAAGCGCGCTGCTCATCCTCGGTGAGAGGGCGACCATCCGCACCCTTGTGCATGTCGGTGAGACACGACCGGACATACGCCAGGCCGTCCCTCAGCTCCTGCTCATTCATTTGAGCTCCATGAGCTGTAGGCCGCGCAGCTGCGCGGCACGGTTATCGGGGGACAGACCGTCCGGGTGGATGTCCGCGGGTGCGGGCTCCGGCGCGTCGGTCGGGGTCGCGGCGCCATCAACCGGGGTGCCCTCACGGGCGGCGCCGGCATCGGGAGTGCGAAGGCCGTGCTGTGCACGGAAGTCTGTGAAGCTCGCGGCGAGCGCCTCAAAACGCTCCGGGGCGCGGTCACGCAGCCGCTCGGCGTACCGGTCGGTGTTGGAGCGCAGGCCGGCCGTCGCCGCAGGGTTCGCCGGCCACGTCACGGGCCCGAACTCCAGCAGCCGGACCTCTTTGATGGTCCGCTCCGGGATGCCGTCCGGGTTGTGCTCGGACCGGCCCGGCTCCTCGTTCCACTCATCCCGCAGCACGTTGAACATGAAGCTCGAGCCGTACACGCCCGCT